CACCATCGAGGCCGAGGTGCTGCGCGCCGTGATCATCGGCCCGCCCATCTCGCTTCGCATGTGGGCGCAGGAGGCCGCCAACTGGACCGGCGCCAAGGTGCAGGTCCTCGCCAAGGGCTCGACCCCGATCGATCGCAACCCGGAGGTCGAGATCCTGATCTGCTCGTACGAGATCGCGACCAAGCGCCAGCACGAGCTGATGGCGTGGGCTCGCGAGCCGCTCAATGGTATGCGTACCGCGCTGATCTGCGATGAGAGCCACGCGCTCAAGAGCACCAAGGCCAAGCGCACCAAGGCGATCCTCGGTCGCGGCGGCATGTGCGAGGCCTTCGAGCACACATGGCTGCTCACCGGCTCGCCCATGACCCGCTGGGCTGACGACCTGATCCCCTTCCTGTTCCGGGCTGCGCCGCAGGAGATCAAGAAGAAGATCGGCTCGCTGAACATCGAACGCTTCAACCTGCGCTACTGCATCGTGCAGGAGCGCAAGTTCCCCGGTGCCTACCGCCCGGTGAAGATGACGGTGGGGTCGCGCAACCTCGACGAGCTTGGAGCTATTCTCGCGACGTGCGCGACCCGCCGCACGCTGGACGACGTGTGGGAGAGCATGCCCTCCATCACACATACCCGCTTGGCCGTCGAAGTGTCGGGTCTGTCCTCGATAAATCGTGCGATCGACAAGATGACGATGGCACAGATCGAGCAGGCCATCGCCCAGAACGATGACAACCTCGCCACCATGCGCCGCGAGATGGGTGTGTCGATGGTGCCTGCGGCAGCAGACTTCATCTGGCAGCGTGCCGATGCCGAGCAGGGCGCGATCCTTGTCGGCGCATGGCACCGCGAGGTCATCGACGCACTGGTCGCTGAGCTGCGCGGCAAGGAGCTTCGGGTCGCACAGCTCGACGGCCGCACGCCGGCAGCCCAGAAGACCGAGCTGCAGCGCCAGTTCAACGAAGGCGAGCTCGATGTGCTGGTCGGCCAGATCGGTGCCATGGGCGTCTCCCTGAACCTGCAGAAGGGTGGCAACGCCATCGTCGTTGTCGAGGAGGACTGGTCGCCCAGCGTCATGGACCAGTTCTACGCGCGCCTGCATCGCATGGGTCAGGGCAAGCCCGTGCACGTCGACACGCTCTACGTCGACAACAAGCTCTCGAAGGCGGTGCATGCCATCTCGATGGCCAAGCGCCGCGCCCACACCGCAACAGCAACAGCCCATCAGGAGGCAGCACAATGACCGTCAACTACGAAATGAAATGCGCGGATCTCGAGGCGCAAAACGCCAAGCTCCGCGCCGAGATCGACAACCTGCAGGCCCCACGGCCTGCACCTACCATCATCGACATCATCGGGCCGGAGGCGTTCGACCGGATGGCCGAGCTCTACCCGTCGTTCCGCGAGAGCGGCGCGCCCACCAACCCGACCGACGCTGCGTCCGAGGTGCTGTGGTCCTGCATCCGCATGATGGGCCGCCTGCAGAAGCAGCACGAGCCTCTGCAGCAGCGTCTGATGGAGGCGCTGGCAGATTACGGTGACGTCGTGGCCAAGAACGAGCGCGCCACCAATGCGCTGGCCGAGTACGCCATGCGCGCAGTCGAGGAGGTCGAGGCATGATCAAGGATCTGATCCTGACGGGCGCACAGGCGCTCGACGACAACGAGGGCTTCGGCATCGACCGGGCCAAGTACCTGAACGCATCGACCGCTGACAGCTGCATCCGCAAGCAGTGGTTCGAGCGCCACCTGCCGCCCGTCGAGCAGGACTGGGGCTTTGCCCGCCGCGGCAAACAGGGCGAGCTCTACCTCGTCGACTGCCTGCTGGCGTCGGGTGCTGAGCTGGCTTACTGCGGCGAGGATCAGGTGTCGCTGGTGAGCGATGAGCACCGGATCAGCGCCACGCCTGACGGCTACATGTCGACCGATCAGGGCTGGCTGGCGCTGGAGTTCAAAACCTTCGACCCAAATAGCAACAGGAATTATTTTCCGAGAAAAGGTCACGTCACGCAGCTGCAGATCGGCATGGAGCTGGCGCATCTGCAGGACGACGAGTTCCCTGCGCCGGCGTCGGGCAAGATCGTGTATATGAATGCGTCGAACTACAACGACATCCTTGAGTTTGACATCGAGCGCGACCGCGACATCCTTGATCGTCTAGCCCCGCGAGCTAAGCGCATGCTTACTGCTAAGGCCATCGACAAGCTGGACCGCGAAGGCAAGCGAGACGGCCAGTGCAAAAATTATGGCGGCTGCCCCTTCGCCGCGCAGTGCGGCATCGAGATCGAGGGCACAGCGACCGTCAATAGAGCTAACAGAGGATCTGCTCTTGACGCTGCCGTGCAGGCGTACGTCCTCGCCAAGGCTGACGAGACTGAGGCCAAAGCGCGGAAGGAAGATGCTGCGGAGAGCATCAAAGTGGAACTCCAGTCGCGCAATGCGCGCGAGCTGATCGTCGGCAACCACCGGGCCGCGCTGACCCCGGTCGCTGGTCGGCGGTCGTACGATTGGAAAGCAATGCAGGCGGCAGGGATTGATCTCAGCCCCTTCATGACGGTCGGAAAGGCGAGTGAACGCCTGACCGTCGATTGAGGCCAACAGCCTCTGTTGAAACGTGCAGCGTAGAAAAGGAGCGCACAATGTCTACATCTCTCACCGCTTACGCCAAGGGCGGCAACCTTCCGACCCTCGACCGGGACGCGATGGCTCAGGCCCTGTCGCAGGCCAGCTCAGAAGAGACCACCGGCGGCGCAAGCACCGGCGTCGAGTACGTCTCGTTCTCTGGCAAGACCGGGTCGATCACCTACGGTCGTGACCGTGACGACCTCCCGCAGGACGAGCTGTTCCTGATGGAGCCGCGCTCGGCCTTCCGCGGCTGGATCTGCTGGAAGGACAACAAGCCGGTGGCCCGGCACCAGTGGTCGATCTACCAGCCCGAGATGGCGATCCCCGAGCTCGAGCTCGAGGACAAGGGCCCATACGCCCGCGCACAGGACGGCTGGCAGTCGATGCTGGGCTTCGGCTTCATGTCCGAGGACGGCGAGGTGCAGTACTCTTTCAGCACCAACAGCCCCAGCGGCAAGAACGCCGTCGGCGATCTGTTCGACGAGATTGCCAAGCGCACGATCCGCGGCGAGCCGAACTTCCCGCTGTTCTACTTCACCCGCGAAAAGTTCCACGCCAAGGGCGAATGGAATTTCAAGCCGAAGTTCGACATCGAGGAGTGGATCACAGAGGAAGAGGCAGCCGCCATGCTGGGCGGTGAGGCCGAGGCAGAGCCCGAGGTAGCACCCGAGCCGGAGCCTGAGCCCGAGCCGGAAGAGGTCAAGCCGGCACGCACCCGGCGCGCACGCCGCGCTTGACAACGGGGCGGGCCTTCGGGCCCGCCTCTCCACACCACGGGAGGCCCACATGGAATACAAGATGATCACGACAGAGGACGAGCTGAACGATCTGCTCGACCTGATCGGCACCGGGCATGCCGCGCTCGACTTCGAGACCACCGGCCTGCGCCCGCAGGAGAGCGAGGTCAGGCTGGCGCAGGTCTGCAACGACGATGTCTGGGCGGTCATCGACTTCTGGGCGCTCGAGGGCGGCTCGTTTGCGCCCTATGCCGAGTGGTTCGAAGACGGCACATGGATCGCCTTTAACGCCGGGTTCGAATACCAGTGGTTCGACGCTGCCGACGCGCCGCACGTCAAGGTCATCGAGGTGGCGCACGCCCGCCGCGCCCGCATGGGCGGCGATCAGATGTCGCTGGCGCTGATGCTCAAGACCGACCTGCAGTACGAGATGCCCAAGGACCAGCAGGTCTCGAACTGGGCAGCCGCAGAGCTCAAGCCGGAGCAGCTGCAGTACGCCGCAGACGACGCGCTGTGGACGTGGAAGCTCTGGAAGCACTGGCAGGCCAAGCTCGATGAGCACCCGTCTGCGCGGCAGGCACAGGCGATGTTCGACGCGCTGATTGTGCCGGTCCATGAGATGCGCGAGACGGGCCTGCTGCTCGATCAGGCGCGCCACCGTGAGCTGGTCGCGCTCTGGGAAAGCAAGAGGGTGGTGTACGAGGCCGCGATCCGCGAGCTGGTCAGCGAGGAAGAGGTCGAGAACCTGCAGTCGCGCAAGCAGTGGTC